TTACGCGCACCCCCACCCCCTATGTAAAAATTCCCAGTGGGTTTCTGTCAAACAAAAAAAAGCCCACCGAGGTGGGCTAAGGAGCGTTGCGCTCCGACAGGGAGAAACAAATGCAAGTTTGAGTGTACACTATGAATACGAAGCGGCACACACTGTCGTTTACGCGGAGGTTCATGTTCGATAATCTTGTTGGGTTCACGCCCGATCCTGCGGGGGTCGGAGACTTTATTCCTTTTGAGAAGGCTGCGCCGGCAGACATCCTTGACGCTCAAGTCGGAACCAGCGATTGGTTGGAGAAGCTTGGCGTGCCTTCCGATGAACAGCTAGACTCCAAGAGCCAGCAGACAGCCGCCCGGGAAGCGTTCACCGCGCTCAACTTCGACACCGACAACACCAAGCAGCGCACAGCGCTTGCCACCATAAAGACGCCTGCTGCAGTGCAGCATCTGGCCGGCATGCTGACCGCCTACGATTGGGAGTTTGTCCATCAGGCTAAGGAACTCCGGGGCTACACAGTCTCAAAAATCCTCGAAGAGACCAAACACCCCGACGCCCGTATTCGGCTCAAGGCCCTACAGATGCTGGGCAGTGTCACCGAAGTAGCCCTTTTCACCGAACGCGTGGAGGTCACCAAGATTGACGCCAGCGAAGAGGAGGTCGAAAAGCGCCTGCGGCTACGCCTGTCTAAGTTCTTGTTGCCGGCAGACGGAGCGACTGTCACCGATGTGACGCCCGTATCAGAACCGGAGCCCTTTGCCATCCCAAGCATGACGCTTGACGATGAGATCAGCGAAGTAGCCGAGCGACGGAATGCTTGAGGAACTGACGCCCGACGCGGTTGCCCGCCTGCTGGCCGGTTTGTCGACAATGCCGGCGGCAGAGAAGATGGCCCTGCTGGATGAGCTAGAGTTGCTCGAGAAAAAAAAGAAACTGCAGGAGTGCCGGGACGATTTCCTGAAGTTCTGCGCCTATATGTACCCGGACTGGAAAGAGGGCCCGCACCATCGGTATATGAAAGGCCCGCTGCACAACGTCAAGGACGGGGCGGAGCTACGCCTGACGGTCAGTATGCCCCCACGCTTTGGGAAGTCCGAGACCATTGCGTACCTATTTATTGGTTGGTACCTAGGCCACCACCCGCACCATCACATCATGATGGCAACGCACACCTCTACGCTGTCCGCGGACTTTGGGCGCAAAGTGCGCAACATGATCGACACCGACAAGTACCGAAGTATTTTCCCCCACACCATTGTGTCTCGGGACAAGTCCGCCTCAGACAACTGGGCGACGACTTCCGGTGGCAAGTATTTGGCAATTGGTATCGGCGCTAACGTGGCCGGCCACGGCGCACACTTACTGATTGCTGACGACTTGGTGTCCGAGCAGGCAGTGCTCGCCAACCCGGAGGCTGCGTTCGACACGGCGTGGACGTACATGCAGGTGGGCCCCATGCAGCGCTTGATGCCCGGGGGTCGCATTGTGATGATCGGCACACGCTGGGGGAAAAAAGACCCCATTGGACGCGCACTGGCATGGGCAGAACAGAACCCCGCGGCACTGCCGTGGCAAGAGATTCGGTTCCCGGCCATCCTCCCATCGGGCAAGAGCCTGTGGCCCGGACAGTGGCCGATAGACCAGCTTCTGGCAAAGAAGGCCGGCATGCAGCCGCAGTACTGGTCCGCTCAGTACATGCAGGAGCCCACCAGCGAAGAAGGGGCGTTGCTTAAACGCAACTGGTGGAAGATATGGGAGAAGGACGATCCGCCCGATATGGAGTTTGTCATGCAGGTCTGGGATACCGCGCACGAGACCAAGAACAACAACGACTTCAGCGCCTGCACAACGTGGGGCGTCTGGTACAACGAAGAAAGCCATCGGCACGAGTTGATGCTGCTCAATGCCATCAAAGACCGGTGGGAGTTCCCCCAGCTTAAAGAGATCGTGCTGGAGCAATACAAGGAATGGGAGCCCGAGTGTTTGCTGGTAGAGAAGAAAGCCGCCGGGGCTCCGCTCATTCAAGAACTGCGGCAGATGGACATTGTCGTGGAGGAATACAGCCCCTCAAGGGGAGCCGCGGGGGTGTCAAACGATAAGCGCGCGCGGGTGCACTCGGTATCTCCCCTGCTTTTTGATGGTATTGTGTGGTCCCCAGACTTCCGGTGGGCGCACGAAGTCATCAACGAATGCGCAGAATTTCCCAATGGCGAGCATGATGACTACGTTGACTGCGTGACAATGGCGCTGAGCCGCTATAGGCGTGGCGGGTTCATATCGCTAAAATCAGACCGCCAAGACGAGCCTAAGATGTTTAGGCGCAGCAGACAAGCCGCATACTACTAAGGATACCAAATGGCAACCAACATTGACAAAGCGCTGTACCAAGCCCCTATGGGTTTGGACGACATGGGGGATGAGGGCATTGAGATTGAGATCGTTGATCCGGAGTCAGTGAAGATTGGGATTGACGGCATGGAGATTGAGATTGACCCCGATGCTGCAGAGGACGCGGACTTCTCTGCAAACCTTGCAGAAGAGATGGACGAGGGGGCGATGCAGTCCCTTGGCTCTGACCTGACTTCGGAGATTGACAACGACAAGGCGGGGCGCAAGGACTGGGAGAAAGCCTACACCGAAGGGTTGAAGCTGCTGGGCCTGCAGTACGAAGAGCGCACTGAGCCGTGGAACGGCGCTTGCGGGGTGTTCCACCCGATGATCACCGAGGCAGTTGTCCGCTTCCAAAGCGAGACCATCACGGAGACGTTCCCGGCGGCTGGCCCGGTCAAGACCAAGATCATCGGCAAAGAGACCAAAGAGAAGAAAGAGTCGGCGGTTCGCGTTCAGGAGGACATGAACTACCAACTGACTGAGAAGATGGTTGAGTTCCGGGCCGAGCACGAGCGCATGCTGTGGAGCCTTCCTGCCACAGGTTCCGCGTTCAAGAAGGTCTACTACGACCCCAGCCTAGGACGCCAGACATCCATATTTATCCCGGCGGAAGACATCCTGCTGCCCTATGGGGCGTCCGACATTCAGTCTTGCTACCGCGTCACCCACGTGATGCACAAGACCAAGAACGAGATACTGAAGCTGCAGGCCGCTGGGTTTTACCGGGAATGCGACATCGGTGACCCGACCAAAGAAACCACCGACATTGAGAAAGCCAAAGACAAGGAGACGGGGTTCAGTGACCTGAACGATGACCGATTTACCCTGTATGAAATCCATGCCGACCTTGACCTAAAGGGGTTTGAGGACACGGACAAAGACGGTGAAGAGACGGGAATCATGCTGCCGTATGTGGTCACCTTGATCAAGGGCACAGGAGAAGTTTTGGCGATTCGCCGCAACTGGGAAGAAGATGACGACCTTAGACTCAAACGACAGCACTTCGTTCACTACCAATACATTCCGGGTTTTGGAGCTTACGGCTTCGGACTTTTCCACCTCATCGGGGGGTTTGCGAAGTCGGCTACCAGCATTATGCGACAGCTTGTGGACGCGGGCACACTTTCCAACCTCCCCGGCGGACTCAAGACCCGAGGGCTTCGGATCAAGGGTGACGACACACCCATCGCCCCCGGCGAGTGGCGGGATGTAGATATTGGCTCTGGGGTGATGCGGGACAACATCCTGCCGCTGCCGTACAAGGAGCCGAGCCAAGTTCTGTACACCCTGCTGGGGAACATCGTAGAAGAAGGCCGCCGGTTTGCCGCCACGGCTGATTTGAAGATCAGCGACATGTCAGGGCAGTCGCCCGTGGGCACAACGCTGGCCCTGCTGGAGCGCCAGCTTAAAGTGATGACGGCGGTGCAGGCCCGTGTGCACGCAGCGTTCAAGCAAGAACTCAAGCTGCTGGCCCGGATCATTGCGGACTACACCGACCCAGACTACCCGTACGAGCCCGAAGTGGGGGACAGGAAAGCCAAGAAGGAAGACTACGACGATGTGGATGTGATCCCCGTCAGCGACCCCAACGCAGCCACCATGAGTCAGCGGGTTGTCCAGTACCAAGCTGTGATCCAGATGGCGCAGATGGCTCCGGATATTTACGACTTGCCGCAGTTGCACCGCAACATGCTGGAGGTCTTGGGGATCAAGAACGCCGACAAGCTGGTGCCGCTGCCTGATGACCAGAAACCGACAGACCCGGTGACTGAGAACATGATGATCATCAAGGGCGAGCCGGTCAAGGCGTTCTCGTATCAGGATCAGAAGGCCCACATTGCGGTGCACCAAGCCATGCTGCAAGACCCGTCAATAACGCAGATGATCGGCCAAAGCCCCAAGGCACCGCTTATCCAAGCGGCCATGATGGCGCATCTTGCCGAGCATGTGGGCTTCCAGTACCGGCAGCAGATCGAGCAGCAACTGGGCATGCCCATGCCGCCGCAAGACGAGAAGTTGCCACCAGAAATGGAAACGGCGTTGTCAGGCATGTTGGCCCAAGCCGCGCAACAGGTACTGCAGCAGAACCAAGCCCAAGCCGCGCAGCAGCAAGCACAACAGAACCAGCAAGACCCGCTGATTCAAATGCAGCAGATGGAGTTGCAGATCAAGCAGCAGGAGTTGCAGATCAAGCAGCAGGACTTGCAGATGCGGAACCAGCAGGCCATGCAGCAGTCGCAGCAGCAAGCCCAAGACTCCCAGATGAAGAACCAGATTGCCATGCAGCAGCTACAGGCTAAAAACCAGCAGATGGCACAGCAGGCGGCTATGCAGGAGAAGAAGCTGATGGTGGACGCCACCGCACAAGCGGACAAGCTAAAGCTGGAGCAGCAGAAGGCGCAGTTGCAGAGCCAGCTTGCCGGGATGAAGGTCGGCGCACAGATACAGGACAGCAAGGCGAAACTGGCTGCGCAGCAGCAGGAAGCCGGGGTCCGGATGGGGATTGACGTTGCCAAGAGCAGGGCGCAAGCGGCACAAGCTAAAACACCGAAAGAGCCAACATGATTAAAGATTTTGTGCGGGTACTGCGCGAAAAAATTCGTACCGACATGAACAACTACGCCGATGACTTGGCGGGGGGTGGCTGTCGCAATTTTGAAGAGTACCAAAAACTCTGCGGGACTATTCAGGGTCTAGCTCTCGCAGAGCGTTATTTAATTGACCTTGCTGAAAAAGCAGAAAGAGCCGATGAGTAACCTCATTTTGCCACCCGGCATTAGCTTGCCAAAAACCATCCGACCTAAAGAAAACCCGAGCGAGGATGCGTCCCAAGAAGAGAAAGCCACGCAGTTGCCCGACCCCACAGGTTGGAAGCTGTTGTGCGTTGTGCCTGATGTAGAGAAAACCTTTGAGAATTCCAGCATTGTCAAAGCAGACCCCTACATGCGGCAAGAAGAACACGCCACCACCGTGCTCTTTGTTGTAAAAATTGGCCCTGATGCGTACAAAGATCAAGCCAAGTTCCCCGGTGGTGCATGGTGTAAGGCTGGAGACTTTGTTTTGGTGCGTACCTACTCGGGTACACGCTTCAAAATCTACGGCAAAGAGTTCCGTTTACTGAATGACGACCAAGTAGACGCTGTTGTGCAAGACCCACGCGGCTTAACCCGTGCGTAAGGAGTAAAAAATGGCTGAAAAGTTTGAATTTCCCGATGAAATTGCCGCAAAAGCGGGCGAAAACGACACAGAAGTCGAAATTGAGGTTGTAGACGACACTCCCGCCCAAGACCGAGGGCGACAAGCCCTTGATCGCCCCGTTGAAGACCCCACAGACGAGGAAATCAACTCGTATTCGGACAAAGTAAAGGGCCGAATCAAGGAATTGACCCACGCCCGCCACGACGAGCGCCGTGCCAAGGAGTCAACCATTCGGGAAAAGCAGGAGCTTGAGAATCTTGCCCAGCAACTGCTTGACGAGAACCGGCAGCTAAAGAACTACGCCAATAATGGTGCTCAACAGTACGCAGAAACCGTCAAACAGGCGGTCAGCGGTGAGCTTGAGACAGCGCGGCGTAACTACAAAGCCGCACAGGAGGCTTTTGACACCGATGCCATCATTGCGGCACAGGAAGCACTGACCGATGCCAAGCTGAAGATGATTTCAGCACAGAATTTTAAGCCCGCCCCTTTACAAACGGCTTCAGATAATGTACAAATACGGAAATCGGAACCCGTAGCAGTAACGCCTGACGAAAAAACCTTGCGCTGGCAAGCAAAAAACCAGTGGTTTGGCGCTCCGGGGAACGAAGAATTAACCAGCTTTTCACTAGGGCTGCACCAAAAGCTAGTGAATTCGGGGGTAGACCCCCGCTCTGACGAGTATTTTGAACGTATTGATTCTCGTATGCGGAGCACCTTTCCAGAATCATTTGGGGGGCGCGATGCACGAAGCACTCGACCTTCATCTGTTGTGGCCTCTGCGACTCGTTCGTCAGGGCCAAAGAAAGTCCAGCTAACACTGACGCAAGTTGCGTTGGCTAAAAAGTTTGGATTGACCCCTCAACAATATGCTGTTCAAGTAGCTAAACTGGAGAACCAAAATGGCTGATACTCGTACCCCTCGTGATTTGACCTCACGCGATAAAAATGCACGGACGGTCTATGTACCGCCCTCTTCACTGCCAGAGCCGACTCCTGAACCGGGGTATTCGTTCCGTTGGGTTGCTACGCACGTAAACGGAACAGCACACCACACCAACGTGTCTCGCCAATTGCGAGACGGTTGGGAGCCAGTAAAAGCAGTAGACCATCCTGAACTGATGATTGCTAGTAACGCTAGTGGCAATGTGGAAATCGGCGGACTGATGCTATGCAAACAGCCGTCCGAACGCACAGAAGCCCGAAAGCAGTACTTTGACAAACACGCATCGGATCAGATGGAGTCAGTGGACAATAGTTTTCTGCGGAACAACGACCCCCGTATGCCGCTGTTTTCAGACCGAAAGTCTACAAGCAGTCGCGGACAAGGGTTTGGTTCTGGTTCTAAATAACTAGGAGTTTTTTATGGCATATCCTGTGATTGATGCCCCCTACGGGCTAAAGCCGATCAATTTGATCGGAGGTCAGGTATTTGCGGGTTCCACTCGTGAATACGCAATTATCAACAACTACGCTACGAACATCTTCTACGGTGATCTTGTGGCTTTGGTTCGCGGTAACTTGGAACGTATTTCTGTAAGTACGGGTACGGTGGGTACGGTGGTTGGCGTCTTTTTGGGATGCTCGTATACCAACCCGCTGACCAAACAGAAGACGTTCTCTCAGTACTACCCAGCAAGTACTGCTGCGGGTGACATTGTTGGTATCGTTTGCGACGATCCTGACACCGTGTTCTCCGCTGTTGTTTGCTCGGCTACTACTGCTGTTGCTTCTGGCGCTCGTGCAATGATCGGCCAAAACGTGGCAATGATCAACAACACCGGCAGCACGGCAACTGGTAATTCAAAGAATGCGGTTTTAGCTCCAAGCGATACGCCTGCAACGACAGATGCTCTGCCTTTGCGTGTGTTGGGTTTGAATCCAAATACTGTGGTTTCTCTTGGTACTGCCACATTTACAAGCATCTCAACTGCCACCATCACTTGTAGCGCAATTCCCTTTGCGTTGCCTGTTGGTACTGATGTAGGCTCATTGGACTCTAACGGCAATTACATTGCTTCAGGTTCTTTTGTAGATACAGCAGCAACGGCTGGTGCGACGACTGTGATTATGAATCAAGCACCCATCACTGCTTTTGGTGCAAGCTCCACGTTGGTCTTTAATCAGTTCCCAGAGATTCTGGTCAAGCTGAATTTTGGTCAGCACGAGTATTACGCAGCAACTGCAACAGCATAAGGAGCTAAATCATGGCTATTTCACGCGCACAACTACTGAAGGAACTCCTTCCCGGTCTGAACGCTCTGTTTGGTTTGGAATACACAACCTACCAGCAGGAACATAAAGAAATTTATGAGACTGAAAAGTCCGAGCGTTCTTTTGAAGAAGAGACCAAGCTGTCCGGTTTCTCTGCTGCACCAGTCAAGAACGAGGGTTCTGCCATTGCTTATGACAATGCGCAGGAAGCGTTCACGGCTCGGTACAACCATGAGACTATCGCGCTTGGCTTCTCCATCACTGAAGAAGCGGTTGAAGACAACCTGTATGACTCGCTGTCT